GGGAACGATGAAGTTGAAGCCTTGCAGCTTCATCACGCCCTGGGTGAGCATCCCGATGTACTCGCCATTCTCTTTGAGGAACATGCCGCCGCCCGACGAGCCGGGAAAGGCAACTGCCGTCACCTGATCGAAGACCTTGACGTTGGCACCCTTCATGGCAAGCGTGCGTCCCGTCTGGCTGAGAACGCCCGTCGTGTAGCTGTTGGCCCCAAACTGGCCGAGGAGACTGCCGCAGTGGCTCAACTCGACGCCGATGGGCGGGAGGTAATGGATGTCCTTATGGAACTTCGCACAGACGTTCAGCGGGTAAGCGCCTTTGCAGCGGACCATCAACACGGCGAGGTCTTCGCCGTAGTCGGCGTCACTCACCTTGACGACCTTGCAGTCGTACTTGACCTCGCCCACCCGGCGGCCACCTTGCTGCCGCTCCTGGACGATTTCGGCGTCCCGGTACTCGACGACAATCCGGGGCGTGCCTTGCGGCGTGACGACCGTGCGCGTGGTGCGCAGGCCATCGACGACGTGGGCGGCCGTCCAGATGAAGGTCACGGTATCGTCGCCGATCTGCCGGGTCACGAGAGTACCGGAGCCTTGGGCATTGCCGGCCTTGATGGTGACGCTCACACGCTGCAAATCATCGGGAACACTGGCGACCGCCGGGCCGGCTGCGAGGGCGATCATGGTCAGGACCAACAGCACGTACTTCATCGTTGCAACTCCAGGGATAAAGGAATAGGAACTCTCAGACAAAGGACAGAGGGCGGAATACATCAGTCGTCCATTACTGCGGTCTCCACTACCTCCATCTCGACCATGCTCTCGTACTCTGGCTGAAAGCGTCCGAGCAGTGCTTCCGCGATGCGGTCACGCACCGCTTCCGCGTGCCCGAAGCCCCAGCCCATACAGGCCGTCACTTCAAGTTGCAGCACAACATCCGGCTCCGACGCCACGGCCTCCACCGCTTGCAACGCACGCCCGAAGTAGAGTCCCAGGATGTTGCGAACGGCAGCAAGCGTCGGCCTCGTCCGCCAGCGTCCGGTGGCCAAAGCGACATTGCATTGAACGGGGTTCACGCGGCGACCTCCTCCACGGACATTTCGCCGTCCTCGCCGGCATCCTTCCAGTCAATGCCGTGGAGGATTTCGCCCATCGTCATTAGCTCCAACTTGCGGTTGGCGCGAATCACATCGAGCACGCGGTTGTCGCTGGGCAGATGAATCAGGTCCACGATGGTGCATCCCAGGTTCTCGTCCATGCCCTTGCGATGGATGCGATCTTCACTTTGCACGCGGTATTCCGGCTTGTACGAGTTGGACCAGTACACCGCCATGCGGGCTTCCACTAAGGTCAGGCTCATGCCGCCAGACTCGGGATTGGCCACGAAGGCAACCTTGCCGTGCGCTGCCATGTTGGCCCAGTAATCCAGCGGCTCTTCGCCGGTGGTCAAGACGCCTTCCGGGCTGTCGCTCTTTGCCGTGAAGACTTGGAAGTTGCCCTGGTCGCAGCGCACCACGTCCCACTTTTCCTTGAGACACAGTTTGACGATGCGATCCACGGAGCCGGTGAAGCCGGCAAAAATCACCAGCCGCCCGACTTCTTCGTTCTCGTCCAGCAGCATCTTCAAGGCGGCATCCTTCGGGCAGGGCACTTCCCGCGTGATGCGCACCATCCTGGGGACTTCCCGCTTACCATTGCACAGCGGGCAGGGAACCGACTCCTTAACCAGCCGGACCACCAGATCAGGGTCGAGCATGTCAATGGCCTGGTAGCGGGCGGCGGGATCGTCCGGGTCCACCCACTCGGCGACCGTGCCATCCGTGCAGTGCGTGCAGCGAGTCACGCCATCCTGGACTTCGCGGTACTGGAATCCATCGCTCAGTTCCCGCAGCAAGGTCATGCCAGTCACGGCATTGGGGGCCGCGTGGACGATGGATTCCGCCACACGCAAGACACTGGCGGTAGGCTTGCAAACAACCTTGCGGTATCGTTTTTCGGGCAGGTGCAAGCAGTCCTTCTTGTGCTTGACGATCACCAATCCTTTGAGTCGTTCGTAGAGGTAGGCGACTTCGTTGGTGCTGGGGACGAACTCGTGGTAGTCGTCCGGGTCCGTCACGCCGTCCAATTCGTGCGGCCCTTCGTCAAAGGTGTCGCCACACTCGGCGCACTTGCGATCGTCGTCTTTCCAGCCGATGCGCTTCTTGAACTTGCCGGCGTCGAATTGCTGCTCGACCATGAAGGCCAACCGCTCTTCCATTGCGCGGCGGCTGCCTTCCTTGACGTAGCCCGGCCAGGCAATCTCGCACTGGCTCCACCAGTCGCACGGCGTCTTGGGCGATGGTGTGCCGGACATTTCGATCACGTAGCCCTCGTAGCCGTACTTGTCGCGGATCAAGTCGGCGAGCTTCTGGCAGGCTTTCGAGCGTTGCGACGTGTCGTTCTTGCACCGGCTCGATTCATCGGCCACGAAGAACCGAGGCAAAGTCTGCGAACCATCCCATTCGTCCATCACGCGGACGAGACCTTCATAAGTGAAGAACTCCACCTGGATACGGTCGAAAGGGAAGCCCCACAGCTTGAACTCACGTTTGATGTTCGGGATGCTGGTCTTCGGACCCGCCCACCACACCAGATCAACGCCCGACTTCTCAATCACCATCTGGGCGGCCAGGGTCTTGCCCGTGCCCATTTCGGCACCAAATATCTGGTAGTGGTACGTCAGGCCGGCGTCGGACATATCCGCCTGATGCGGCATGAAGCTCTGCGGCACGCCCCCTCGCAACAATGGCCGGTACTGTTGGCGCGCGAGCGGCCGGTCGAACCAGGCATAGACTTCCTCGCCGCAGAGATAGCCAATCTGGAAGCGATTGCGCTGGCAGTCGTCCACCGACCAGACCTTCTTCCGGGCGTACTCGCCTTCGTCTTCATAGCCGTGGTAATGTGAGCCGTGCATGGCCCTGATTTCCGATGACAACTCATATTTGGTCTTGGTGCCGACCTTGCCGTCCCAGAAGTAGATGCGGCCGTCTTTCCGCTCCAGCAGCACTGACACGCGAATCGGCGTGCCGCTGGATGTCTTCGTCTGCATCTTTACTGCTTCAACCGACATGCAATCTCCCTCGCGCGATTTCGCAGTTGTGTTCGGTCAACTCGACGCCAATGCAACGGCGGCCGAGTTGCTGGGCGGCCAACAGCGTGGTGCCGCTGCCGGCGAAGGGGTCCAGAATCACCCCGCCATCCGGCGTCGAGAGCAGCGTGAGCAGATACTTCATCAGGTCCAGGGGCTTGACCGTGGGATGATCGTTGCCCGGCCCTCGTTCCTTCTTGGTAGCTTTGCCGCAGTAGAAAAAGCGGCTGGCCCCGCCGCTGTCGCCGTAGCTCACCTGAACGTCGCCCGCTTTGCCCATGCCGCCGTGGTAGCCGTCGCCGGGTTTCGTGCGGACGTTGTTGCTGCCGCTGGTAAGCGCGCCGGTCTGCTCGTCCAACTGGACGGCGGCGTCTGCATCGAGCAACAGATTCGCCGGCCACCGGCCTTTGGTCGATTCGATGAACTGGCTGCCCTTCTTCGCGGCCGATTGCTTGATTCGTTCGCCCTGTGTGCCGTGGAAGGTCGTCCCGTTGCGGTCGGCGTTGTACTTGTAGCCGGGGTTCTCACCGATGCGGGCGGCGTCGATGTTCATGCCGGCCACGCCCCAAGTCAGGGCATTGTGGGCCTGGGTGCCGTCCATCGGCTTCATCGCCAAGACGATCGGCTCCCACGCCGGCTTCAAGGCCGCTGCCCAGCCGGTCCACCTCGCGGCCTCGGGAGTCGCCGGCGCGGTGATGGCGCACTCGGCCTCCGGGTTATGCAGATCGCCGTAGATTTCGTTCGTGCGGCCATTGTCGGCTAGCGAATAGCCCCGCTGCCCGAGTTTCGTGCCCACGACCTCGCGCACGGCACCCTTCGCCTTGTCGATCATCTTGCCTACGTCGGCCGCCTTCGGGAAACCTTGCCCGTACAGCCACATCAGGCCGTCCCGAATCTCCCAGCCGGCGTCTTCGATCGCACAGCAGAGGCGGTGATAGGTTCGCGTGCCGCCAAAGGCCAGAAGCAAGGCACCAGGCTTGCAAACGCGGGCGATGGCCCGCCAATACTCGGGTCCAGGAACCTCGTGGTCCCAGTCCTTCTCCATGAAACCCAGGCCGTAGGGCGGGTCCGTCACCACGAAGTCCACGCTACTGGCCGGCAGCGTCGGCAGGACTTGGCGCAGATCGCCGCAGTACAGAGCCAGCTTGTCTTGCTCGAAGAAGGGCTGCATCGTGACGATCAGGATAAAAGGTGTGATAGTTCCCTATTACACATACCGGAAAATGGGCGCGGAATTAGACGGTCAGCGGCCCCTTTTATCTTCAAGAAGCAGAAACGTCTGATCCGGCGTGCTGCGGGGCGTGTAGTCCCGCCAGACGTTCAGGCCAGCGGCCGTGAACAGGCCGTGCAGTTTGTTGAAGCAATGCCGCACTGGCGTGGGCACGCCTTTGGTACAGCCCGACACCACGGCGTCTTTCCATTGCGAGAGCGTGCCCGTGACGACTGCCGCCTGTACACCCCGGACAATAGTTTCGACCGCGACGAACGGCATCGCTGCGCAGAGTTGGAGGATTTCCAGCATGTCCCGCTCGTCCGCACCGATGAAGGCGCTGAACGAGACGTGCGTGAGCAGGTGGGGTGACAGGCCCACGGGTGCCCGATCGTCGTGCATCGCCGCCAGGCAGCTTAGGAACCGCTCGGCGTCCGACAGTTCCCGCCGGCAGGCGTCTGAAGGCGCAGCCGGCGAGCGACCCAACACCTTATGGCTCAAGCCAATGAAAGTGCGGAAGTCAATGGACGGGACTTGGACCAATACTGCGTCTGGATTCATGGTTTCACTAAGGCTCCGCTTGCTGGAATCCCCTTCGCCGACGATTCGGTTGAGGCCGTGGCACACCTGTTCCAGCTTCCCACGGTCAGGCCGCGCTAGGACTGAGGCCAAGCGGACAAACGAAGAGAGCCGAGGGCGGTCGCCACGGCCGCCCTTGGCTCAGAGGATGCGATACTAACGGGCGCGAGCCGGCCGGCTGTCTTGCACCTTCTCGACGCCGTTGTCTTTGACCGTCAGAAACTTGACGATTTCCCGGCGGATTACGTCATCAGAGGGTAGCGCGGTGAACGGTGAGGCGCACATCACGACCACGGGAACATGCCAAGTGCCCTTGCGGTTCTCGGCCACCTTCGTCTTCAGCGTCACGGGGATCGGGCCATGCGGCTTCAAGTCGCTGACACCGTTGCCGTTTTCCGCCTTGGCGTTGATGTCTGCCTGGCTGAGGGGCAGGAAAGGAAACACCTTCTTGGCTTCGATGCGGCTCGACTTGTTGCCGCAGAAGAACTCAAGGAAGCGCTTGGTGCTCCGCTCGTAGACAAGGAAGCTGGGGCCGTACTGGCAGTGGGAATCGGACTCGGTGGACTTGGCGGCGATCCGCTTGAACTCTTCCGATTCCATGTCGTAGGTAATGACCAGGGCCTCCATGTCGGTCATGTCGATGGCCTTGGGCCGGCGGGCCAGCGGGAGCAGGTCCACGGACGGCCCCAGGTCGATGATCTCCTCGTCGGACTCCGGGATGCCGTAGTGGCCCGAGGGGATCAGGCCCTTCATGTTGGCCTTGCTCTTGGTGAAGAGTTGCATCCGGCCAATGTAGTCGCCGCCCTTTGCCAGTTCCGCAAACTGGTCGTCGGTGCCGATCTGGGTGGACGGAAGCTGCTCAAGGTTGACGGGGACCATCGCGGTGTTGTCGGACATTGTGGTTCTCTTGTGGGGGTTCACGATTCAGGTCTCAAGAAGGTGCGTTACTCGTTGTCGTTCGGGTTGTCGTTCAGGTTGCTCGTCTCAGTGTGGTCACATGGCTCGATCCTCCGTTCCAGTACAGTCGCGCGGGTTCGCGCTATAAAGTTCTCTCGTTGTTCGCGGATGCTTTCCTCGTCCAGATTCAGCGCCCATTGGAGCGCCAAGTACCAGCCGTCCACCGGCGTGCGACAGCCGGCTTTCACCAACGCCAGGCCACCCAGGCGATGCTCCTGGTACTCGGCGAGCACTTCCTTCACAAAGCGCAGGTAAGGCTCGGGCTTGAAATCCAGACACAGATCGTGCAGCTTGCCTTGACGGGCCGCCTCTTGAATCTGTTTGACCAGCCGGGCGGCCACGGGAACGAACTCCCGCGCCGCGACGGTCCTTGCCAACCCGAGGAGTTGCGCCTGGTGGACTCGCGGCAACTTGGCGAGCATGTATGCCGAGCCAAGCGGTATCTCGCCGCGCGCAACGGCCTGCTGGATGTCCGCCCGCAAGCTGAGTAGATCAAGCTGCTGTCTTACCCACTCGGGGCTCTTGTGAACCAGATTGCTTACGTCGGCCAGTGTGGCGTCCCTTTCCTGCCGTGCCGTGATGGCGTCCATGATCCGCCTAATCTGGCGGGCGTACTCAATCACCGTCGTCTCGGGCCGCAAGGCGTTGGCCTGAATCTGAATCGCCAGTACGTCTTCATCCGTTAGGTTGTGCTTGACGATGCAGGGCATCGCCGGCCGCCGCAGTTCGCAACACGCCGCCCGCCGATAAAGGCCATCCACCACTTCGTAATAGCCCGGCCGTCGCAGGGATGGCCGCACGCAGATGGAATTAAGGAGGCCCGCCTTGGCGATGGAGTCGCGCAGTTCCAGATACTCGACGGACTCCCGATTCACGACCCGCAGGACGACCCACGGTTCGACGATCTGGTCCAAGAGAATCGAGCGAAACTCGTCGGCCGGTTGATCTGGCATCGGTGCATCCACGTCGTTTCGTGACACCTATAAAAGACTGCCAAACCTGCGGTTTTTTTCAGATTACCTGAAAAATCGCCCGGATTTGGCAGTCTTTTATAGGTGTCTACATGGACCAGTTTCGAGCGTCCGCGCCCGATGCGTTTATACGCTCAAGAGGATCGACCGACGCGGCCTTAGAGAGATGTCATGCCTCACGTAAGCCAAGCCCTCTACGACTTCCTCCAGGCCCGAAAGACGCCGGCCAACGCCGATCTGGTGGATCGGTGGTCTGTTGCGATGGAGACCCAGGTGAACGTGATTGCCGGCGATGGCGAGCCGGTAGCCGGGAAGAAATCCACCTGGACCAACGGCAGCGACACCTGGCACAGCATCCGTATTCCCAAGAACGCCGCCAGCGACCCGAAATGGGACGACTATAAGATCGGCTATCCCTTCGATCTCTACGCCGAAGGAATCGGTATGACGGGCTGGGACTGGAAGGCCCGTCTCTCGCGCCACTTCGGTTATGACTTCGACGCCTTGACTGGCCACGCCCAAGGCATCGGTATCGAAGAGAAGGACTTGGAGAAGGTCAAGCAGGCAGCCTGCGCTCTCCCTTACGTCGAAGTCCGCCGCAGCACTGGCGGCGGCGGCATCCACCTGTATGTCTATATCGACGATGCCGGCGTCCCCACCGAGAACCACACCGAACACGCCGCCCTCGCTCGTTGCA